ATCTGAGACGCGATAGACCAGTTAGTGTTTGCATAAGTAGCACCAGTCGTAAGAGACGTAGCGTCTGCGTAGGTTGTTGTATCAGAGTTTAATGTCCCAGATTGCAACCACTTCTCGCCTGACTCTGTGGTGATTAGCGCAGTCCTGCTGTTAATGTACTTAGTATCATTGACCTCAGAGCCACCGCCTCCACCAGAACTAATAAAACCTGTTAATGTACTCATAGTAGTCTCCATCCATTTGTAGCATCTGAGTATACAAATTGTAGCCCCATATTTGCTGTATCTATTGTCATGTCTTCGGCTGTTGCCATTATATTCTCTCCATTGCGCGCCACGATAGTATCTGCAAAATTACCTACAGTAATTGAGACGTGTTGCCCCGCTGTAGGACTTGCAGGAAGGGTGACTGTTACGCCAGCAGTAGACACAAAATAGTGATTGTCTGCTACTAGCGTAGAGTTTGTAGCAACTATAGTAGTTGCAAGTGAACGATCTGCCATTGCAGACGAAACTTTAGTAAATGCCATTCTTATTCTCCTAGTACTGGTTTAGTAGCTGGGAAGTCTTCAGTCGAAGGCCAATCCCTCAGCAGTACTCTATAAGCCATATAATCACTATGCTGTGGGTGGTCTATTATAGGCACCATGTAGTCTGTATCTGCTAATTCTTGATCTCTCCAGTTTCGATTAAACAAGGCCTCGACTGCTGCCGACTGCTCTGGGGTTAAATTTAGATAAGGTAGCTCTGATTCAATCATTATAGTATCCTCATATATTGTGTTACACCGGTGCCGTCAGTTTTTGCCTGAGCAGTACCAACAATAGTGCTTGGGGGGTGATTTTTATACCCCGCGTCGGTAGCCTGGTATAGGCGTTGGTAGTTATGGGCGCCACTAGCACTTGAGGCCATACTTGAATAACTGTCTTCTGCCATAACACCTGTAGAGTCTGTTTTCGAGAAGAAAGTGCCCTGAACTGCGGAGCCTACATCAATTTTTTCTATAAACGTCATAAAGTCGGAAGTGTATACATACATAAAACCCTCGCTCATCCCTTTTACCCAGATTTTACCAGCAAATTCGTGTAGTGAGGCAGTGTCTGCTGGAAAAGTAGCATCGCCGCCTGCCCAGTTTTTTATATTATCTGTAATAGTTCCATCTTTATGCAATTTAAATAATCTATTATTAGAGCCTTTACCTATGACATGGAAATAGTTATCTGGGTCCACTTGGTTAGGGAGCCAAGAGTCTACCCAATATGACCCAAAGTTTATAGAACTGCTAATTGTTTGGACGAAGGTTAGTACTCCTGTACTATTATTAATACTATATTTATCGAGTTGGTGGTATCTGTTTGTGTATCCGTCCGCTGCAGTCCACGAAACTGGATATAGAGTATAAAAGTACCCGTCCCGGTGGGCCATTACTTGTTGCCTACCATTCGCACTGGTATAGTTAGGTCTATCTGATGCGAGAACCTGTGATCCCGTACCATCGAGCTTTCTGGCAAAAAGCTGATTATTACCAGAAGCAGATCCCGTGTTTGCATTCCAGACCCATATACCGTTAGTAGTAATATTACTGCTCCATTGCTTTGACCAGTTGCTACTTGTATCGGCCAAAGAAACTTCAGCGTCTGTGTTTGTACCAATATTTCCTTGAAAAGTAGTAGCACCGGAATATGTAGTAGTGTCAGAGTTAGTGAGTAAACCAGACTTTTGCCACTTCTCTCCGCTATCTGTAGTTATAAGATCAACGGTACTTGCTATGTATTTAACGTCATTGACCTCTGAACCACTGCCACCGCCACCTATAAAGTCTTTAAAATTACTCATGATATTATCCACCCTCTTGTAGAATCTGTGTATATAAACTGAATTGAGAGATAGGCAGTGTCCATTGTAAGGTCTTCTGCGAGTGACATAATGTTCGAGCCATTTCGCGCTACTACGATATCTGTGAAATTACCTATTGCAACTGATACGTGCTGACCAGCTGTAGGGCTGGCCGGCAATGTAACAGTAACTGTCGCGGCAGAAACATAATAATAGCTATCTGCTGCGAGAGTTGTGTTTGTCGCTACGACAGTGGTAGGTAAGGACCTATCTGCCATGCTTGCTGGTACTTGTGTAAGTGCCATTCTTATTCTCCTGTTGGGATTACTGGACGAGTATCTGGAAAATCTTCGGTAGAAGGCCAGTCTCTCAACAGTACTCTATATGCTAGAATATTAGTTGCGTTAGGAAAGTCAGATACAGTTGCTGCTATATCTGTGCGAGCTAATTCGTCATTACGCCAAAAGATCGCTGCTGATGTTGGTGAAACATGGTCTGCTTGTATTATTAAAGCCATTATTTAATCCTCACGTAGTTTTGCCTGCCCATTGCTGCCTCTGTGGATGAAGTTACGCCAATAACGTTTTTGTATTCATATGCACTGTCACCAACATTATCAAGTATCCAAAAACTAGTTCCATCCCACGCTACACCCTCTGCGTTTGTGGATTGACCGGAAAAGTTTATACTTACATTTTGATACACGCCAGAGGTATTGTATTTATATAAATTATTAGTATTAGTACCAACCACCCAAAAATTAGTCCCGTCCCACGTTATATCCTTTGGGCTTGGGGCTTGAGCATTTACACTAAAACTTACATTTTGATACACGCCAGAAGAGTTGTACTTATATACAGTATCATTGATATTACCAAGCACCCAAAAATAAGTGCCATCCCACGCTATGCCTTGTGGACTTGTGTCTTGACTTGATACACTAAAACTTGTGCCTGTGTATACTCCAGCCGCAGTGTACTTATATACAGTATCTGAGCCATTACCAGCCACCCAAAAATGGGTTCCATCCCATGTTATGCCTTGTGGACTTGAGTCTTGACCAATAGCAAAATTTGTCCCTGTGTATACTCCAGCCGCAGTGTATTTAAATGCTCTATCCACGTTGCTACCAACTACCCAAAAATGGGTGCCATCCCATGTTATGCCACTTGGGTAAATCTCTTCAGCTCCTACATAAAAATTTGTTCCTGTGTATTGATAGGAAAGAGTTGCATCAGGGTAGGTAGTAGTGTCTGTTTCAAAAACACCACCCTTCAGATACACACGACCATCAGCTAAAGTAATCAAATTCTCTGCTGAATTTATATCTATTGTTTCATTTATTACTGAGGCACTACCGCCCCCACCTAAACTTATCGCCATCTTATAGCTCCTTCCAGCCAATAGTGCTGTCTACATATACTAGCGTTGCCGCTGCATCTGTAACCAGTTGACCATCGTCTGCCGTTGAATTAATATTCGAGCCATTGCGACCCACAGTTACTACACCTGCACCAGCATTCTTAATGAACACCACGTTGCCCGCTGATGGGCTTGCAGGTAGAGTAATGGTTACTGCGCTGCTTGAGTTGACAATTAGTTGGTCACGAGCACTTGCCGTATAGTTAGTAGTTTTAATAGCAAATTCGTTATAAGCACCACCAGCACCTGCTGCTAGCTTTGCCGCTGTAACGGAACCATCTGCGATCTTTGCAGTAGTAACCGTTCCATCGTCTGGAATAGCTACTGATACTACCACACTACTTGCTGCCATTACTTCTACAGAAGTTGTAGCAGGTGGAGCAGTACTAAACGTAATTGTAGTTCCAGCGATAGCATAGTTTGACTTCGACTGATATACACCATTGATATAAACACTTGTATCATTCTCAGATGCAGGTGCTGCTGACAGTGTAAATGCTACGGTTGATCCGTCGCCAGAGAACTGATTGAGTTTAAAATCAGTGCTTGCAAGAGGCTGTGCCATAATAGCGCCTACAACTTCAATTGCGACTCCGGTAGGAGGAGCTGTGTTGAAGGTCAAAGTATTGCTTGACAGGCTGTAGTGAGACTTGCTCTGGTAGACACCATCGAGGTATACTAGACTATTGTTCTCCTCAACAGGCTTTGTGAGAGTAAATGCAGTAGTAGAGCTATTACCAGTAAACTGATTTAGCTGGAAACTTGCACCACCACCACCGATTTCACCCCAAGAGTCTGTGTATCCTTCGAATTTACCTTCAGTGCTGTTATATCTAAATTGTCCTGCAGCAGGAGTAGGTCTTTCTGCAGTTGTACCTGCAGGAAGTTTCAGAGCACCCGTACCGGAGTATGCTCCGTTTACAGCTGCTATGTCTCCTGTTACGGAAATACCTGTAACAGTTGTCTCAAACTTCACAGCGTTGTTATAGTATAAAGCTTGACCCGTTGCAGAATTAAACTCTGCTGAGGTTTTGGTTCCTGCTAAATTAGATACAGTGAACGTACCTGATCTTAGCTTAATCGATCCCTCACCGAAGTCATCAATATAACTATTAGTACCATCATGATATATTTGTAGATCAGTACCAGCACCAAAGTTTACCTTGTTATTGTCACCAAAAGTAATACTGCCAGTCATAGTACCACCTGCAAGCGGTAGTTTACCTGCAAGACTGGTAGTCATTGTTCCCGCAAAATCAGCATCATCTCCAAGAGAAGCGGCTAATTCGTTGAGAGTATCTAACGTGCCAGGAGCGGAGTCGATAAGATTATTAATAGCTATATCGACTTTCGCTTCTATTACGCCTGCGGCGATACTATCCGCTTGAATTCTAGTAAGTGCCATTCTTATTCTCCTAGTACTGGTTTAGTAGCTGGGAAGTCTGAAGTTGACGGCCAGTCTCTTAACAATACTCTATAAGCCATATAATCACTATGCTGTGGGTGATCTGACAGAGGGACTATGTAGTCAGTTCTAGTCAGCTCACCGTCACGCCAGCTACGAGCAGTTTCTTCTGCTGTAGGCTCTACAGGTGTAGGTGCTACAAACTCTTCATAGTAATCAGAAAGCGATTGTACAAAAGCCTCATCAGCTAAAATGCAAGGGTTAGTGATGTTTCCATCGGCGTCTTTAATTATCCATTTATTGCTCATAGTATTCTCCTTATCCTATCGCCGTGTACATAACAATGATTAAACCGTCGCCACCAGCACCAGCAGAAACCGCATCCGTTGTCCACGCGCCGTACACCATACAAGAACCTCCACCGCCTCCTATACCTCCATCACCTGCTATAGCCATAGCGGCATTATAGCTGTTGTATGCCGCGCCCCCTCCAGCTAAAAATCCTCCGTTTGAATTCACACTAAGAGAATATCCTGTGGTTCTTACATTAAGGAAATGACCTCCTGTTCCCCCTCCCCTAAGGTCGCCATTAGTATTATCAAACTGAGGGCTTTGAACATCAGAGTGACCTCCATGATAGATGTTATTTACATTACTTTGTCCACCGAAAGCTGAATCCCCAGCATTTCCTGTACCTAAAACACCAACAGCGCCCCCACCCTGCATACTCGCATTGCCGGAAGTACTAGTGCCTCCCGCGCCCCCAGTATTGTTAATATCGCCACCTGAAGCCGTGCCGCCCGCTCCGAGACCCGCAGTATCGCCTGACGTTCCACCACCACCGCCGTTCGCTACTAAACTTGATGACCCGTCAGAGGCTGTTGTGTTGCCTCCAGCGTTTCCGTTGGTATTCTGCCCAACAGCCGCAGCACCAGCGCCAACCACCATTGTCCAATTAGTACCTGTTGACAAAGTAACGACCTTTCGGCTATACCCGCCAGCTCCACCACCACCGGGGTCTTGACCTCCGCTACCTGTCGTGCATGCAGCCCCACCGCCTCCAGCGCCTATGCAGTGGATAACTGCAGTACCGTCAAACGGAGGAGTCCATGTTGTTGATTTGGTAATGGGGATTGTGAATAAAGTTCCACCACCGCCACCACCTGCTGAAATTAATGTTGAAATTGCTGTCATAGTATTACCCACCCCCTTGATGCGTTAGTGTAGCAAAGGGTTACACCCAAGTTGGCTACGTCTATTATTAAGTCAGAAGCGAGAGATGCGATATTTTCGCTATTCCGAGCAACTGTAGTATCTGTGAAATTGCCCACAGTTACGGACACTTTCTGCCCAGCCGTTGGGCTAGCAGGAAGAGTAAGTGTTTGTGTGGCGGTATCTATAAAATAGTGATTATTTGCCACTGCTGTAGCTGAACTGCTGATTACGGTAGTAGGTATACCCACTGCGAGAGTAGGAGTAATCTTATCGGAAGTAACAGCGCTATCTGCGATCTTTAGAGTTGTAACATTACTGTCTGCGATCTTTAGAGTTGTAACAGAGCCATCGCCTAGCCGTGCGTTAGTAACAGTAGGGGCTGACGAGGCCTTTACGACCCCATCCGCTCCCATCATGTCACCCATATGTCTTGCTTTTGATTTTGACATTTTAGTTTCCGATTAGCTTGCTATTGAAAGCCTTGTATTAGTCTGTAGGCATTGTTGGCTGAGTAGCTGGAAAATCTTCGGTAGAAGGCCAGTCTCTCAACAGTACTCTATATGCTAGAATATTAGTTCTGTTTGGCCAGTCA